GACTGAGGGGACGCGGTGCCACGATGCTCGGCATGACGACTCCGGAGCCCACCCACGTCCCGACGATCGCGAAGCCCGCATCGGCGTTCCTCGCCGGCGGGGTCGCCGTGACCGTGCTCGCCTTCGCGGTGCTGCTCGCCGCGGGGTACGCCGGGATCACGGACCCCGCCACGCAGTTCGATGGCGGGTCGTCCGTGCCGCTCGCCTGGGTCGGGTGGCTGGGGCTGCTGGGCGGCGTGGCGCTGCTGTGGGTCGGCGTGCTGCGGCTCGTCCAGCACGCCGACCGCGCCGCCGGCATCACCTACCCCGCCGCGACGGCCTCGGTCGCCGAGCAGTAGCCACAGGCCCGTGGGGCACACTGTCTGCCGATTTCCGACGGACCACGAGGAGTGTGCGGTGCCCCCGAAGTACCTGACCGTCACCGAGGTCGCCGAGCAACTGCAGGTCCACCCACAGACGGTGCGGACGATGGCCCGACGGGGCGAGCTCCCGAGCTTCAGGATCCGCGGCGGACGGCGCGCACCGCTCCGGTTCGACCAGGCGAAGATCGACGCCACGGTCGCGAAGTGGGAGCGAGCGCCCCGCTAGAACGACCATCTTGGCGGCGCCGCCAACATGATCCTGACCTGCGGGCCGACCATGTTCGTGGCGCCACGAAGAAGGTCAGACGGGCCGGATGGGGATCTGCAGCGTGAGGTCCTGGACGCAGGCGCGCACGTGCCACCCGTCGAGGGTGGGGCCGTCGAGGTAGGTGATGTCCGCGGGCTCGCAGTCGTACGTGTCGGTGACCCCGGCGAGCGTGACGGCCGCGGTGTACGCGAGGTGCGAGGTGGCTGCCTCGACGAGCCGGCGCTGCGTCGCCACGTCGGCCCACGTGGCACCGGTGCACCGCACGATCACGGTGAGGGTCGGCGTCTCGAGGACGGCGCCGACGAGCGCCCGCCCGTGCTGGTAGCGGCCCTCCACGGTGTGCCGGCGCCACGACCGGCCGGACACCCCGACGGCGATGAGCTCGCGTGGCGCCGCCCCGATCGTGAGGGTTCCGCCGGGGTGGGTCAGCGCGATCTGGGCGTCGAGGTCAGCCACGTCGTCCTCCGTACAGGTTGGCCTGGCGTCGCAGCTGCTGCATCGCCGACGCGACCTGGCGCCCGTCGATCTTTACCGGGATGCTGACCGCGATCGGTGCCGCGATGAGCTGGCGCATCAGCGTCCGGTCCTCCTCCGAGAGATGGGCCGTGATCGGCCCGGTGATGGTGGTGGTCTGCGGTGTCGCACGCGTGGTCTGGGTTGGTGCGTCGGACCGCAGCGGCGTGCTCGTCGGGCGCCGCTGGTCGTTGACCGCGACGTCGGCCTCGACCGGGATCGACTGCGCGGGGATCCCCGCGACCGCCTGCGAGGCCGCGTCAGCGATCGCGGACGCGTTCCCGGTGATGCCGTCCGCGGTGGCCTGGGCGACCTGCTCCCCGGTCGCGGTGGCGTACTTCTGGATGTACTCGGCCTGCTTCTCCGGGGACGCCTCGGCGAGCACGTCGGCAACCGCACCGGCGACCTCGGGGCCCTTCGCGCGCAGCTCGTCGGCGATAGCCTGCCCGCCGGCCGCGGTGATCGTCGCGAGGTTCGCCTCGAAGTCCTTCGCCTGCTGCGCCTGCTTGTCGAGCTCGGCGATCATGTCGTCGATCGTGACCGCGACGTCCTTCGCGTAGGCCTGCCAGGAGTCGGTGGCGTCCTCGGTCGCGTCGGCCGTGGCCTGGGCAGTGGCCTGCTCCGCGGACTCCTTCCGCTGCAGGAGGTCCTCGTACACCCCGACGGGTGCGGCAGCGTCAGCGAGGGTGTCCTGGTACGCCTGCTGCGCCTCCTGGGCGCGCGCGACGGCCTCAGCGTTGGTGTCGACGGCGCGGGCGTAGTTCTCCGCCGTGGTGGCCGCCTGGTCGAGCGTGCCGTTGACCGCCACGAGCTCGTCCCGCGCGCCGGTGAGCGACGCGAGCCACGCCTCGTTCTCCTCGATGTACCCCTTCAGCGCGCCGTAGTTGCCGGGGTTCTCCTCCTTCACCCGGGCGAGCCCCGCACGGTAGGTGTCGAGCCCGGCCTCGATCTCGGCGAACGACCGCCGCTGGGACTCGGTGTCCCCGGCGACCCCGCGGGCGAAGTCCTGGAAGTCGATGCGCGCACCGGACGCGGCGTCGGCCAGGTCGTTGATCTTGACCGTGCCGTCCTCGGCGGTCGTCGCCATCGTCAGCAGCGCGTCGTTGACCTCCGACGGGCCCCGCTCGCCGCCGATGCCGATCAGCTCACCGGCGAGGTCCGCGACCTGCTCGGCGGTCTCCTGGGCCTGCTCCTTGGCCTTCTCGAGCTGGGAGGAGACCAGGCCGATCCCGACACCGGCGGCGACGCTCGCGGCCATACCGGCCGGGCCCCACCCCTCGAACGCCTCCGCGGCGAGCCCCTGGAAGCCGTCGGCGATCGACTGAGCCGACCCGTCGAACGACGCCGCGACCTCCTTCGCGTTCGACGCCGCGTTCTGCGACAGGGCCTTGGTGCCCTCGGACGCCTCCTCGGTGCCCCGCTTGATGTCCCGGCCGACCTTGTCCCCGGTGTCCGCGGCGCCCCGCTTGACGTCGTCGTAGGTCTCCTTGAACGACTTCGTCAGCTTGTCCGTCGACTTCTCGCCGGCGGCCTGCACGTCGTCGAGGGAGTCGGCGACCTTCTCGAGCGCGCCCTCGACGTCCTTCGTCCCGCTGAGCAGCTCGCGCACGTCGGACACGAACGCGAGCTTGATGCCACTGGACACGTCAGCCCCCGCCCTTCTCTGCTGCCTCGGTGTACTTCCTGATCACGAGATGGACCCACTCGGCGACGGCCCGGGGGGCGACGTCAGCGAACGCCCGGTAGGCGATGCGCCCGCTCTTGCGCCGCGCCGGGAGCTGGCGGGCGGTGTGCCGGGTGACCGAGTGCGTCGTGCCGTTGGGCGACCGGCGGTCGTACGTGGTGACCTTGTCCCGGTTCGCGCCGAACTCGACCGCGGTCCACTCGTCGGCCGGGACGAACCCGCCCTTGAGCGCGCGCCGCGACGTGGCGGCGACGGCCGCGGGCGGGTTGCCCGGCGCGATGCGGGCGCCCTTGGCGATGACCGCCCGGTCGAGCGGGGTGACGGCGTACTTGTCGATCGCGGACCGCCAGATCGGGTTCAGGACCTCCCGGGTCGTGCGGTTGATGTCGGCGCGCAGGTCCCGGTTCGCGAGTCGAACGGCGAGCACTACCGCCCGGATCTGCCGGGAGCCGCGCACGGACAGCATCAGGTCACCTCGGGGGCGCCGACCACGGGCAGGGTCGCCTCCGCCGTGAGCGGCCCCTCGGTGTCCCCGCCGACCTGCCCGGGCATCACCAGGACGTCCGCGGTCACGACAGGCTGCCCACTGCCGGGCTGCGGGGTGAACAGCACGGTGCGACGCTCGCCGACGTGCGCGAGCAGGTACCGGGTCAGGGACCCCGGGGTGAGGTCCTGGGCGTGGCCGAGGACGCAGGTCCACGACACGCCCTTGAACACCGGCGCCGCCACGCCGGTGCGCATCGGGGGCGTGAGCCACTCGAACGTCGGGTCGGGGACGAACGTGACCTGGTCGACCGCGGCGGTGAAGTCGTCGGCCCCGACCTGCAGCGTGGCGGCGCGCAGGGTGATCGGGGTGAGGTCGACCGTGGTCACGTGCTCAGCCCTCGGGGTCCGCGAAGACCGGCTTGCCGCGGAGCGCGAGGGTCGCCTCGCCGGTGACGAGGTTCCCGTCAGCCTGCCCGCCGATCTTCGCCGGCGAGATGACCAGGGTCGCGGTGATCGTCGGGCCGTCGGTGTCCGGGGTGAAGACGCACTCCTTGAGCTCGCCCTCGTGCTCGTGCAGGTACCTGGCCAGACCCGTCGGCGCGAGGTCCTGCGCGTACCCGAGGGTCGCCGTCCAGTCCGCGATCGTCTGGTCCTTCAGCGTGTTGCCGCCGATGCCGCGCCACGTCTGGGACGTGGTCGACGGGGTGAACTCGACTCGGGACACCGCGGCGGTGTAGTCGTCCTCGGCGATGGTCAGGGTCGCGTTCTTCAGCGAGTAGGGGTGGGAGAGCGGTATAACAGCCATGTCAGGACTCCTCGTCCAGGATCTGGGCCACCTTCGTGACCGTGAGCTTGTAGCCGGTCCAGACGTTCTTGTAGGTGCCGTGCTCGGCGTTGGACCACGTCAGCGAGCCGATTTGCTGCAGCGCGCCGATGACGTCCATGAGCGCGTCGTCGAGCTGGTCCATGGCCTTCTCGGGGTCCTCGGTGCCGACGAGCAGCCACAGGCTGAAGTCGAACTGCAGGAGGTGCAGGCCGAACTGCTCGGGTCGGGTGATCGACTCGACCCAGACCAGCAGGGTCGGGGCGGTGACGCCGTCCGGCTCGTACCCGATGACCCGCGGTCCTCGGGCGTGGGGCAGGTGCGCCTCGATGTCGGCGATGAGGTCGGTGCGTACGCTCATCACAGGGCCTTCCGGGAGCGGGGCGGGCGGAGCAGGCCCTTCACGACCCTGTCGAGTGGATAGACGGTGATGGCGAGCCCGTCGGTGCCGATCGTGTCGCCGGCGCCGGCGATCATCGACCGCCACGTGGCGCGCGCCTGCATCAGGAGCGCGACCTTCCACGAGGACGGCACCGCGGCGTCCTCGGCGAGCGTGGGCGCGTACGACGCGCACTGCTCCTGCGCCGCCTCGAGGATGACCTGCACGGTGTCGCCGTCGAGGTTGGAGGCGTCCGGCCACATCTCGTTGATCAGGGTGTCCCGCTCGGGGTCGATCCACAGGTCCATGACCGGACGCCTCCTTCCTCTCGTGCGGTGGGTCAGGAGCCGGTCGAGACCAGCGCCAGGCCCTTGGCGTCGTTGATGAGCTCGGCGTGGTAGCCGAAGACACCGCGCTCGAGACCGCCGTTGGCGATGTTCACCGTGTCGACGCGGACCGGGGAGCCCGGCAGCTCGAAGACGGTGGCGCTGGTCTTCGTGCCGACCAGGACCTTGCTCGCCAGGTTCGCGGCCGAGGACGGCACGATCTTGAAGCCGGCGAGCTGCCCCTCCTCGAGGCCGAGCGCCGCGGACAGGAACGCCACGACGTCGTCCGCCCGGGTCAGCAGCAGACCCCGGTAGAGGTTGCTGCCGACGATGGCCCAGGACGGCAGGTCGCGCTCCGCGTCCAGGATCGCCAGGGCACCGTCGACGATCTTCGCGGCGGCCTCGGAGACGCCCGCGGGGACGGCCCCGGCGGTGACCGCGGTGGCGCCGGCGACGTACGCGTCGCGGGCCTTCGCGTCGAGCTTGCGCTCGTAGTCGTTCGTGAACTCGCGGAAGTACGCGGCCCAGAACTCGGGGGTGGGGAAGTCGGTGAACGCCCGGTCGACCGCGCCCGCACCGGCGAGGCGCAGGGCGTCGAGCGTGACGGCCTCGGTCTTGACCTCGGTCGAGGTCGGCTGCGCGGGGTAGCCCGCGTAGTCGCCGACGGTCGGGGTCTTGCCGTCGACGAACCGCCAGCCGATGGCCTTCAGCCCGGACAGGTCGGCGTGCTGGACCAGGTTGGCGAACCGCCGCTGGTAGGTCCGCGAGGCGTACACCTCGCCGAGCCACTGCTGCTGCTGGACGGGCAGGAGGTCCGCGGCGATGGCCTGGTCGAGCGCGGCGAGCAGGGTGCCGCGCGCGGCCGGGGCGGTCTTCGCCAGGGCGGCGAACAGGGTCTGGCCCTCGCTCTTCGCCTTGCGGTTGGTGGGCCGCACGGACCCGGGCAGCGCGGCCTTCAGCGTCTTCTCGTCCTCGGTCTCCGCCTCGGGGGCGGTCTCGGTCTCAGCCACGGGGGCCTCGCTCTCCGCCGCCGCAGCGGCATCGTCCGTGGGCGGGTCGCCCTCGGGGGTCTGGGTGATGCGCGCGTACTGCACGCCGTTGACGGTGATCACGTCGTCCTCGTCGATGTCGCCCGCGTCGGCGGCGTAGAGGGTGGCGCTGGGGAACGCGCCCTCGTCGACGAACGCGGCACCGAACACGCGGCCACGGATCGCACGGCCGGCCTTGATGACGACGTTCTTAACCTCGGCGCTCAGGGCGCGCCGCGTGCCGTCGGCGATCTCGGCGAGCAGGGTGTCGCCGTCCTCGCCGTCCGCGATCCGGAACTTCGCGACCAGCCCGGCGTCGGTGTCGGTCGTGTCGACGAACCGGGCGACCGGGTCCTCGGCATCGTGCCCGCGGTTCGCGTTCATCACGGTCACGTCCTCGGGGAGCGTGAACACCCCGCGGTCGACGGAGAACCGCCCGAGGTTGGAGCGCGCGACCTCGCCGTACGGGACGAGCAGCCCCGTGACGGTGCGGTCGTCGGCGTTCGCTCGGAGCGTGCCGGCCTCGTAGGTGACGTCCATCGGTCAGTCCTCCGTGCTCGCGGGAAGCCCGTCGTCCGGGCCGGTCAGGTGGGAGAGGTCCAGGGCAACGCGGGTGCCGCGGGGGCACACGTCGTCGAGGGAGAGCCGGGACTCCATGAACAGGGCCCGGGCGCGCAAGCGGTCGTTGAGGATCGCCCGGTTCGCCTCCTGCGTCTCGTACGTCAGGGACGCCGAGACGCTGTTCGCCTCAAGGAGCGACGCGGGCACGCCGGCGTGCCGGGCGATGTCGAGGACGCCTGCGTTGCGGCCCTGCTCGTACAGGCCGATGTCCGCCGTCCCGAAGGCTTCGATCTCGGTCCCGTACGGCACGTAGCTCGTCGGGCTGGTGATGGCGCGGCGGCGCGCGGCGGCGAAGTCCTCGGTGAACTTCTGCGCTTCCTCGTCGGTGCGCTGGTACTGCTCCGAGGCCTCTCTGATCAGGGTGTGCGGGACGGGGTTGTTGACCCGGCTCGTGACCGCGGCGGAGATCGCGAGGGACTGCTTGATGGTGTCGGACGCGAGGAGCAGCATCCCCTCGTTCCAGCCCGAGAACAGGATGACGTCCCGGGCGTTGACGAGGTCCCCGTCGATCAGGACGTTGAAGTCCTCGTCCCAGTCCCACGCCTCGTACGGGACGCGGACCGCGTCGCCGATCGCGCCGGCCGAGCTGCGGAACGTCTGCCACAGGGAGAAGCCCGAGAAGAACAGGTCGTCCCAGGTCCACAGGGCGCGCACCTGCGGGGCGACCTCGGAGTCGGTCCGGTACATCCACTGCGGCTGCGTGGCCGCGAGCCCCTCGCCGCGGTAGAGCCGCAGGGCGCCCTGGGCGAGCGTGGTGCAGATGATGTCGCGGGCCGACGCGACGGCCGGGACCTTCATGGCCTGCTCGCGGGTGACGGGGAACAGGTCGTTCGCGCCCATCCAGTCCGCGGCGATGACGTTCGCCGTCAGGCCCGGGGACCAGGGCGAGCCGAGACGGACGCGGCGGCCGGGCGCGAGGGCCGCGGCAGCCTGCGTCGCCGGCACTCGGCCCCATCCCAGGATTCCCACGCCGAGAGTGTCGGGGTGGGGGTGTCACGGCGCCGAGATGAGCCCGCGGGCACCCTTGCGCGGCAGCTCGTCGAAGTGCCACAGACCGAGCGACGCGGCCACCACCGGGCACACCGGTGCACCACCCGGCTTCGCCATGAACGCCCGGGACTCCCGACCCGCCGGCCGCCACGTCGCAGACCGGACCGCGGCCGTCAGATCGGTCTGGTCGAAGTGCCGCACCCGCCCGTCCTTGATCTCCGTCGCGAGCAACTGCGCCGCACCGCCGACCTGCTTCAAGCCCATCGGCACCACCCGGACGACAGGGCGCAGGCGCCGGAGCTCGGCCAGCAGCGGGGTGACCGCGCCGATGTCGTCACCGACCACCGGTGCGTTGATCTCGCGTGCCGCCTTGTGCGCGAACCGCGGGGCCCACGACACCCCGAGCCTGAAGGCCAGCACGCGGAAGCAGGCCACGCCGTCGTCGTCCCGCCACACCTCGAGCACCGCCGCGCACGTCTGGTCCTTCGGTGCGTCGATCGCGATGACCGACTTCCCCGACGGCACCTCGAACTCCTGCACGGCATGGTCGTTCCACTGGTCGATGTCGAGCGCCGACGTCGCGGCGTCCACTGGCCAAACGGTGAGGAACTCCCTGGCGAAGTTCAGCAGCCCCAGCGTCTTGCGCTGCTTGCGCATCGACTTCAGCGACACCAGCGGCGTCCCGTCCGCCTTGAGCGACGACAGCCCCGGGTAGACCCGCCACCACACCGCCTCGTCGTCCGGGTCGTCGTCGTCCCGGGCGCTGTAGTCCAGCGTGCCCTGGTCGTCCTCCGCCTCAGCCTGGCCCGAGCGCCCGTGCTCGAGCTTCTCCCACAGCAGCCCCGTGCGCGTCTTCCCGGGCGTCCCGGTCAGCACCAACTGCGCCAGCGGGCCACGCGTCGCCATGATCGGGAACGCACCTGCCAGGAAGTCCTGCCCGCGGGCGCCCTCGAACTCTCCGACCTCGTCGATCCACACGTCGTCCGACGCCGCCGACCGCACCGCCCCGGCCTCCGGCGGCACGACCCACACCCGCGACCCGTTCCAGAAGTCCAGGCGCTCGCGACCGCTGTTCCGGTACAGCACCGCCTTCCCCTCCGGGATCCCGGTACGTGCCTCCCGCGACTCCACCACACGCTCCGTGACGAGCATCATCTCCGCGTGCTCGAGCATGATCCGGCTCGCGATGTTCCCGCTCTGCGCCGTGATGACCGCCCGGTACCCCGGGCGCGTCACCGCCCGGCCGATGAACGTCGCCATCACCGCCGTCGTCTTCGTCGCCCGTCGGCCCATCTGCGCCAGCACCTCGGTGTACAGCGCACCGCCCTCGCCGTCCCGCGCCTCCATCAGACCGGCGAGCTGCTCGCCCTGGTACGTCAGGCCCAGGCCCAGCCACTCCGCGCCGAGCAGCGGCACCGACAGGTCGACGTCGTCCGGCACCGGGCTCAGGTACCGCGGCGTCGCCCGCTCCACCACCGTCACCGCCCCTGCTCCGGCGTCCACACGCACCGAAGAGGAGGAGTCGAGCGTGGGCTGTCGGGCGTTGGTCAAAGACTTCACCATCGTGGGGTAATCCGTCTGTCTCGTTCGGGTGCGAGTCGGGCGGTGGTGGTGGGGCGGTCGGATCGTCGTGCGTTGGTGATGGCTGCGCCGAGTCGGCCGCCGGCGCTGGTGTTGCAGCGGGAGTGTTCGGGGGCCTGGTTCTCGTGGCCGTGGGCGCCGCCGAGCGCGAGGTCTTCGATGTGGCCGACCTGCCAGCCGTCGTGCGGGAGGTCGGGGTTGGGCACGATGGGGCGGCCGCATCGCCAGCAGACGGCGTCGCCGGCGTTGACGATCGGTCGCCAGCGGGCGCGTGCTGCTCGGACGGTGGAGCCGCCCCACGTGCCTGACATCAGTCCTCGGTCGTGGTCTCGGGCGTGCGGACGATGGAGCGCCAGGCGCCCGCGGCGTAGGTCGCGACGGGGATCTCCTCGCCTGCGACGTGGAGGTTCCCCTCGGGGTCCACCTGCCAGGCCCGGGTGTCGGTGATCTGGTCGACGCTGCCGTCGGCGAAGACGACCTCGACGGTGAACGTCTTGGGGGTGGTGTCGGTGGTGGTCATGGTTGGGTCCTCTCGGTGGTGGGGTTCTGACCGGTCGCGGCTCGGAGGCGTGCGTCGATGTCGTAGTGCCGCTGGCACAGGCCGTGGGCGTAGTGCTTGCGGTCGCAGTCGGGCTGGGTGCAGCCCATGCGTGTGACCCTCGGCGGCACGCCTGCGGCACGTGCGCGGGCGACGTCGTAGTGGCGGGTGCACATGCCCTTCTTGCGGCGGGGCCGATCACAGCCCTCGACGCTGCAGGGTTCGGGCGGGGTCGCGGGGCGGCGCGGCGGCGCGGGGGCGGGTGTCGGGCGCGGCTTGGGGGTGGCATGGCGACGACGGGGCTTCCGGTCGGGGGCGACGATCTCGTAGACGTTGCCCTCGGCGTCGATGACCTCGACGACCGGGGCGACCGCTCCGACGAGCCGCTGCAGGTGCTCACGGTCGCGCTTCTCCGTGAAGTGGTCGAAGCACAGCGGGTTCGGCTGGGCGGCGTCCTGGGTGCAGCCCAGCGTGCTGCACGGGCGGGGAGGCAGCGGGGGTCGTGGTGGGCCGAGTGCGGCGGCGTCGTGCTCGGGGCAGAGACGTGAGCCGGGGGCGTGGTCGTTGCGGCACTCGCCGCGCGCCCAGTGGCAGCGGCGCTCGGACAGGCGTCGGCGCTCGCGCTCGGGGTTCAGGTCCGGGTCGATCACGGGGCGATGGTGTCCGGCGTACTGTCACACGCTTCGGTGGGGGCATCAGCCAGGCTGACCCCCTCGCGCGGAGCCGGCGGCCGCGGGCGGGGGTCGCTCCACCCCCAGATCGCGACGTGCTCTGCGAGCTGCGTGGCAGCGTCGGGTCCGAGCGCCGCGGCGACCGTGGCGAGCGCCTGCCGGTGGCCCTTGCGCAGGCCCTGCAGCTTCTCGGTCCGGGCGATCTCCCGGACACGCGACGGAGAGTAGTTCGGGGTGCCCATGACGGGTCCTCTCGTGCTCGGGGGACCGGTCCTGCCGCCGGGGGAGCATTCCGGCGGCAGGACCGGGGCTTCAGGCCGCGGGGCTGACGAGCTGGATGTGCGAGAGCACGGACAGCGCCTCGCACATCGCGGCCGGCGTGATGTCCGCCTCCGGGTCGTGGTAGAGCACGACGTTGACCTCGGTGCGGGCCATGTCCTCGATCCGCATCCCGTTGAAGCGCGCACCGTCCTGAGCGGACGCGGAGTCCTGGGTGGGCATCTCGTCGAGCGCGAGCGTGCCGCGGACGCCACGGACCACGTCGCCGATCGCCGTCCCGAGGACGACCCGGCGGTACGCGCCGTTCTCGGGCACGTCGTACTCGACGACGGTGGAGGTCTTGCCCTCCGGGGTCGTCACGACGAGCTCGGCCCGGATCACCTGGTCGCCCCCGAGGAAGTCGGCGTCGATCCGGTCCTCGATGGCCTGCACGGCAGCGATCGCCTCGCGGCCGAAGTCGACCGGGGCGAACGCGTCGTCCTCGAACTCGGACACGCCCTCGGAGATGTCGTCGTGGCTGAGGGCGGCGTCGACCTGGTCGCTGCTCAGGTGGAAGGGCTGGACGAGGAGGATGCCGTGCCGGTCGTCGAGCTTGACGACCGCGCGGACGATGTCCTCGATCAGGTCCTCGGCAGCCGTGGCGCCCTTCTCGGTCGGCAGGTGCAGCAGGATGTCGTACGTGTCGATGTCCGCGGCGATCGCCTGGTCGAGTTCGGCGGGGAGGGGGCTGTCGTCGATGCTCATGAGTCGCTCCTTGCGGTGGTGGTGGGGTGGGAGATCATCTTGGGGATGGGCCTGCCATCGGCGATCGCGCCGAGCTGCTCGCGGCGGCGACCCTGGTAGGCCGCCACGTGGTCCGGGTCGACGTCGGGCAGCGGCGGCGGGACCGCGGCGAGGCGGGCGTTGCGGATGCGCTTCACCTCCTCGCGGACGTCCGCGGGGCGGACCTGGAACTGACGCGAGCTCGACGCCGCCTGGATCAGCCGCTCGGTGGCCTGCCCGACGTCGCGGTAGTTCAGGCCGTTGAGGCCCATCCGCCAGGCCATGACCTGTGCGCGCTGCTTCGCGCCGTCGAGGATCCGGACCAGGCCGGCCCCCTCGAGGAGCGCGAGGACGAAGTCGATCTCGTCGTCGGTCATGCGGTTCTCTCAATCGTGGTCGGGCCCGTGCCGAACGGGCTGTCGGGGTACTTCGCTGCGAGTCGTTCGGCCGGTGACGTGCCGGCGGTGGTGCGTGGTGAGCGGCGGGTCTGGTGTCGTTCGCTGTCGGTGCGGAGCCAGTTCCGCCACGTGGCGGTCCAGTCGAGCTTCACGCCCTTCGCCCCCGGTACGGCTCGCCAGTAGTCGACGAACTTCTCGGTCACGGCCTGGTAGTCGAGGCTCGGGACGTGCTGCCTCGCCCACTCGGCCATCTCGGGTGTGATCTCGAACGGGTCCGGGACTCGCGTCCCTCGCGTCGCGGGTGCGCGCTCGCGCGCTGACTGACGGTTCTCTGATGGTTCAGATGGAGGTTCTTGATGGTTCGGGTGACCTGGGTGTCGGGGGTTCGCGACCTGGGTGTCGGGGGTGGGGTGACTCCCATGTCGGGGGTCGGCGACCTCCACGTCAGGGGTGACCTGGGTGTCGGGGGTGACGCCCGTGTCGGGGGTGACATGCGGAGTGATCCGGTAGAGCGTCATCCGTCCCGGCCGCGCCTCCCGCTGCAGCCAGGCCGCGCGCTCGAGCTCCCCGAGCGCCCGCTGCACCTGACGCTCCGAGACGCGAGCACGCTGGGCCATCTCCGCCACCGACGGCCAGCACGTGCCGGCGTCGTTCGCGCGGTCCGCCAGGGCGAGCAGCACGAGCAGCGTCGACTGCGACACCGGCGCGTGGTCCCAGACGGCCGTCAGGAGGCGGAGCGACATCAGGCGTTGGCCTCCACCTGGGCGATCTCGTCGGCGGCGTCGAGGATCAGACGCGCGACCCTGCGGGCCTCGTCCGGGCTCGCGTCCTGCATGTTGTGGCTGATCGTGACCTTCCCCGCGGGGGTCTCCCGGATCTCGATGCGCACGGAGTCGTCGATCTGCCGCAAGGCCTCGTGCCAGTAGCGCCGCACGACGATGTACCCCTGGTGCCGCGCGCCGTGGTCGTTGCACCAGGCGGGGTGCCCCGTCGACATCAGGCCACCTCACCCTGGGGCTCGACGACGTCGGCGATCCGGAGCAGCTGCGCCGCGAGTTCGCGCGCCTCGGCCGGCAGGATGTCGAGGCCGCGGTCGTCGCCGAGGCCAACGTGGACCTTCGGGACGGCGCCGTGGTGCCACGCGGTGCCGTAGACGGCGATCGCGGCGGGGGCGTGCGTCTGGTCCTGCTGCTCGACGGACGGGTACGCGCGCGTCGGGATCTCGACGTACTCGGTGCCGCACCACTGGTCGTCGCGGTGGACCTCGTTCGGGTGCCCGTCCTGGTAGACGCACCAGGGGTGGCAGGCGACGGGAGGCAGCAGGTGTCGGACGGTGGCGGCGCTCATCGGGGCACCCGCCCGAGGGCCTCGAACGCGGCGGTCAGGGCGGCGCCGACGACGACCTTGAGCTGGTCGGCCGTCAGGGACGCCATCAGCGTGCGGTCCTCGTCGGTGAACTCCGGGCCGTCGAACTCGAGGCGGACGGGCTGGCGGAGCGCCCGGCGCATCGACGCCCGGACCTCGGTCCGGGGCGCACCGGACCAGCTGGCGGTGTCCTCGATCAGGTCCTCGATGCGCATCTCGACGTCGTGGTCGAGAGCGCCCTGGTCGTCCCGGTAGATCGGGCCGAACCGGTGTACCTTGGTCACGTTCTTCTCCTCACAGGTGGGAACCACGTCCTCGGCCGGCTGCAACCGGCGCGAGGACTCACTCGTCTTCACGCGGCGTCCTTGGGGGCGCTCGCGTCGTACTGCGCCTGCACCCAGGCCTCGACGTCCTCGCGCATGTAGACCACTCGGTGGCCGCCAAGCGTGAAGGAGTGCGGCCCGATGCCCTTGGCCCGGTACCAGCGGAGGGTGCGGACCGGGATCCCGGTGACCTCGCTCACCTCGTCGATCCGGAGCATTGCCTTCATCGGGGTCTCCCATCTCTCGCCTGGAGTCAGGTCGCCAGTTGCGCCTGACGCATACTCTGCGGCTGTCAGGCGGTGACTGTCAAGCGCAGCGAGTGATGTAGAGTTCTGCGCATGGCGAATGACCGGGCTCGCGACCGCTACCAGCCTTCGCACATCGAGGTGCAGTTCGGCGAGCGAGTCGCGGAGCTGCGCAAGGCGAACAACCTGACCCAGGCGGAGCTCTCAGCTCTCGTCTCGAAGAGCGGCTACCCGCTCCACCAGACGACGGTCGCGAAGCTGGAGAAGGGGCTTCGCCCGACCTCGCTCGGCGAGGCATCGGCGATCGCGACGATCCTGGGGGTCTCGCTAGACGACCTGCTCGCTCATTCGACGGCGTTGGACGATGCGGTTCAGAAGCGCCAACCGATCATGGCGGCGATCACCCGAGCCCACCGGCTCAGAACGGAGCAGGTAGCAGCCACCGACGCGTTCGTCGCGGCGCAGCGTGACCTCGACATCGCCCTGGGTGGTAGCGGGACGAGGGGAGTCCTCGTCGCGGAGGAGGTCTATCCGAACCTGCGCTTCTGTGCCAAGCAGGAGGTCCGGCTGATCGAGGACCTGCTCTACACGAGCCCGATGGTGCTCGTCGGTCCCGGCGGGCCGGCGTGAGCAGCGTCAAGAAGTACACCCTGAGGCGTTACCTGTTCGACGAGGTTCTCGACCCCGAGACCGGCGATCTGGTGCTGGACCCGCGCACGGGCAAGCCGTCGCGGACCCCGAGGCTCGACCCGGAGACGGGCAAGCGGGCGTGGGAGCCTGCTGGGACGGTCTGGCGCGCCCGCTACCGGGACCCCGCCGGTAGTGAGCACGCCCGGCACTTCAAGCGGAAGACGGACGGGGAGCGCTGGCTCGCCGAGGTCACGGCGTCGATCGTCACGGGCATGTACGTCGACCCGAAGAAGGCGAAGACGACAGTGGCGGGGTGGTGCGACACGTGGCTGGACGGATACGCCACGCGCCGGCCGTCGACGGTGCGACAGGCGCGGACGCACGTTGCGCAGATCGTCGCGGAGTTCGGCAAGGCGCCGCTCGCCGGGGTGCGCCCAACCCAGGTGAAGTCGTGGTGCGCTCGCCTCAGGAAGGAGGGCATGTCCGCCTCGTACGTCTACGCGCTGCACTCGCGGCTGTCGCAGATCATGGCCGACGCCGTGCACGACGGCGTGATCCCGCGGAACCCGTGCTCGCGCCGGACGTCACCGGGGGCGGGGAAGCAGCGGCCGTACATCGCGACGACCGAGCAGGTGTGGGCGCTGCACGACGCCGTCCCGGAGCACCTGCGCGGCGCGATCCTGCTCGGCATGTTCGTGGGGCTCCGCACAGCCGAGGTGTGCGGGCTGCGCGTGGTCGACGTCGACTTCATGCGCGGGGTCGTCACGCCGGCGGTGCAGTACCCGGCCGACGCGCTCAAGACGGAGATGAGCCAGACGCCGGTGCCGATCCCCGGCGACCTGGCGCTGCTGCTCGCCGACGGACAGAAGGGCCGGACGTGGGTGGTCGAGCAGCCGACGGGAGAGCAGGTCGGGCCCTGGCAGATCGACCGTGCGGTCCGCGAGGTCCGCGTCGCGTGCGGCCTGCCCGAGGGCTTCCGGTTCCACGACCTGCGGCACTACTACGCGTCGATGCTCATCGCCGCGGGGTCGGACGTGAAGGTCGTCCAGGCACGCCTGCGGCACGCGTCCGCGAAGACGACGCTCGACACCTACAGCCACCTGTGGCCGGATACAGAAGAGTCCACACGAGCAGCGGTGGGAGCAGCCATCGCAGCGCGTGCGGACTCCCTGCGGACTGGCGCTCCCTCTCGGGAGCGCCAGTCCAGGTCAGAGGCCAAGCGACGAT